TCCATCATGTACATCAAATGTATCTTGTGATGTAGAAGTATAGTTAAGACATCCTGCATCTAGTGGAGGAAAAGGAAAATCTATTTGAGCTGCCTGTATACCTGGTGGTTGAGCATCAAATGCTTCTGCTACTCTAGTTGATACCGGGCTAGCTAGTCCTCTTCTCTGAATGGATATGTTTCCTGGTTTTAGTAGATATCTAAGTCTAATAGGATGTGTAGATGTATTGGTAGTCTTTGTTACTACTTCTAATATATCTGGATTGCACGGATCACAGCTCACAGCAGGATTACATACATCATAAGGCTTTCCTAAAGTAGTAGTTATGCTTCTGTAGAAGCTACCTGGAAGCATATACTCGTGAGAATTAGTGCTGGCAGTAAGCCAGGCTTCCCTCACAGACACAAAATCTGGTGGTAATTTGGCCTCAAAGTTATCTTGGAAGAGAAGACTGTGTTCAATCTTATAGGATGATTTACCTAGTTTTAGTAGGCAATCATTTGTCCATAGAGGGAACATTAAGTCATCTACCATTCCTGCATCAAAGTAAGACTTTAACTCTTCCTTGATTCTGGCAAATAGGGGATCTGGAGATACGAACTTATATTTGTAGTAGTATGACATTACTTACGGCGTTGCCATTGTTTGTATAATTCTTGTTGTTGTGGAATCTTTAAATACTCTGCTATCTTCCTAGAACTTACCCTTGATGGCTTAAAGTTCCATATATCTGGATGCTGGAATCTGCTTTCTCTGGGGAATATATACCATCTGAATCTAAAGCCGTCTGTGTGAGTGTTAAAGTTGTAGATCTTTCTTCCAGCTTTCTTTGTCTTCTGCCAATCTATAGGAAGGTTAACATATTCCTTCCCATCATGCTTTTTGGTCTTCTTAGTCTTCTTCTTGGAGACAGCAAATACTCCTATTCCCCATGGCATCTTACCTTTCTCTCCTGTCTCTAGGATATATTCTCTGAACAGATCATTAAAAGTATCTATTATCTCTCTCCACTTAGTGTACGATAAGCCTGCATCTGGGTACTTCGTGCAGAATTTATTGTACACATCTTTACTTCCTGTTCTATACTCCACTTTTACTCTGCTCATTTCTCTTAGGTTTTATTCACCTGATCATCCTTATTGTCCGAAGTATGATCTACAGGAACCCTAAAGTAGGTCTTCATGAGGGTCTCAAGGGTATCTTTTATGACAGCATCTTCGAGGAAACCAGGACATTTAAATTCAAGATCTAGGGGATTCAAGCAAGGATTTCTGACAGTTTGATCAGGACAAGGGCAATCTGAATAGAGAAGATTATTAGGAACATCCTCTTCAAAGTATGCCCACACATTAGCTAACTTTACATATGGAGAAGATATATAGAGATAGTGATCATAGAACCAGTAGTATATATCCTTAGTTGGAAGTCCAAGTTTAAGGATGTTTATATATCTAGCTAGTGTTATTTCCTTTAATTTCTGTCCGCTATCTGCTGAAAATACTCCATGTACCAATAGACCATAGGCTCCTTCTGCTATCTTGGGAAATTTGTGCTTGCTCCTAGATATAAACTGATCTGATACATAATCACAGCAATCTGCTGTTGGTACCTGAATCATTTCTACACATGCAACCTGAGTGAAAATTGTGGAGGTCTGCCACAGTCTTCTTTTATCAACCTGTTGTTTGATAAATACAAGAGCTTTACTTTTCAATTCTCTAAGGATTACCCTATCAGTAATTGAAGCATCGCTAGAGAGAAGTTTCTCCAGACCTCTTACTCTTGAGACCATTTCCCTACTTGTAGACATTTATAACGGTTGTTTCAGTATTGATGTGATTCCTGCTTCGTCCTCTATTAAGAAGACTGTGAGTTCTGGTTTGCTGCAAGTATGCCCATTTTTATCATCCCAAAGTGACTTACTTCCTGATAGGGCAGGTAGTTGATAGAATTTGATTCCTGTGAAATCAATAGATACTTCATGGTGTTTATCTCCTGTAAAGATGTAGAAATTCTCTGCTTCAGACCATTCCTCTTTGAATTCTATTGGAAAGATGTTAGATAGCTTAGCAGGTTTGATAGCATCACCGTGGTTAAACATGATAGCTGATTTTCCATATCTCATGTATTTCCTATACTTAGGAGAGATATCAAAAGCTATTTCTTCCACTTGTTTAAAGCATGCTTGCAACCAATGTATCAAGTGCCATCCTACATACTCATCATGATTACCTGCTACATACATAATCTTTATGTTAGAGCAGTATTTTCTGAGAAGGTTTATCATTGATATCTCATATTCGCAGATCTTCTCAAAAGCCTCTTGGAATGGCATGAGGTTAGTTTGAGGAGTGCCTCTTGTAGTTAATCCTGTCCATTCACTATTAAATTGATCACTTCCCAATATATATACTATCTGGTCTAGTATATTCATAGTATTGGCAGCTTCAAGGATTCTTTGCAATTTGAAATAAGTCTTTTGAAATCTATGTTCGATAACATTGCTTCCATTTATATCGAACTTATTAAGATGTTCATCTTGTTTATTAACTATAAGACAGGCATTCTTAGCAAGATAATTGTATTCTACGGGTTCTACTTCTCCCGCATCTAGTTTATAGCTCTCAAGGAAAGCTGTGAAGTTCTTGCTGAAATTTTCCTCAGAAGTTTTCTTTGAGAGGAAAGCTTTTACTTGCCAGTGTGGTTGTCTATCATTGCCCCAGTAATTCTGAACATACCTATCTATATTCCACTTCTCTGTATCAATCTTACACTTTTCAATGAGCTCATCTAGGGTCTTTATCTCCTCCTTAACTTTAGCAGTTACTTCTCCTTTCCCTTCCTTTACATCCTCACTAAAGTTAACTATTACATCTTCCAGATCAGTTACATATTCTAGGATTGCTGGAATCTCATCTAGGGCTTCCTGACCCCTTCGAATGTTCTCTATCAAGTCCCTAACTTCATTCTCTGTTATTCCTAATCTCTTTGCATAGAACTTTCTTGATTGTTTCTGGGACATCAGCTTTTGTAGCCTTTCCTTCAGAACTTGTTGGTTTTCAGTCATTTATGTAAATTATATAAATAATAGACTTAGCGACGTAAAGTTACTAACATTATATGATTTCACCAAATATTCCTTATAAGAAAGCCCAACCTAGAAAGGTTAGGCCGATCTCCTGTAAAACCAATAAAACGGGAGAGTTACTGACTTTGAGCTGGATACACTACTGGTTCAGCAAATATTCCTCCTGAGCAGTTGGGACAAATAGTGGTCAATTCCACCTCATAGTTGCCGAGTGCCAGCCCTGAGATAGTGTATGGAGACTGATTATAATTTGGGAATCCATTAACATAGGTAAAAGGACTTGAACTGGCTTGAATACGGTATCCAATCCTTATACTAGAACCAAATGGAATACTATAGTTTACTGTTATTGAAGCCATGTTTAAGTTGTGGTTGTAGTAGTTGTGCTACTAGTTGTAGATGTTGTAGTAGAAGTAGTTGTACTTGTAGTAGTTGTCGTTGATGTGGTAGTGGTAGTAGTGGTTGTAGTTGTTGTTGTCGTCGTCGTGGTAGTTGTTGTAATACAAGGTTGTGTAGAGGTTGTTAATGTTTGAGTACAGAAAGCTGGACCATCACATAGTATTAGAGAATATCCTGACGGGCATGTGTAGCCAACTCCCCCACTACCTATTTGAATAGGCTGACCAACAAAATCCTTTGAGGAGAAAATTAATCCTGATCCCATACTACCATAAGAGGTAGCTGCTTGTATCTGAGACGAAGTTAGGTTGTATATTTCACAACCAATAGCAGCTGCCCCAAAGACAGTACCTGAAGTATTGTTCCCTATTATTTCTATTGTATGATTTCCAGCAGTTAGATTAACTGGATAGATATACCAGAAATTAAATGTTATTTGATTAGGATCAAGCCCTACAGGGTAAGGATACCCATTTGCTTGTATATAGGTCTTTAGAGCTGTTCTATCCTGTGACACAATCGTATTACCATCTATTATAATTTGTCCGAAGTCATCAGATCCCATGGCTACATAATATACTCCATCTGCCGGTAGAGTCACACATACTGTAAATCCGACTTGTTGTGGATTCAAAACAGTAGGACTCCATATAGATGATCTATTTAGTGGACCATCTGTGCTACTTGCACTAGGGAAACTTGGATATCCTGAACCATTCACCCAAAAAGCATTGGTATAGGATATTTGGGTGAAAGTCCCTGTTCCATTGACATTGTATCCTGGATCAAATATTAGAGATCCAAATATACTATAATAAATACCATTGGGACCACCACTTATAGATATTGCATTCTCTGCTCCAGATGGTGGTGTTGCTGCGGTAGTATTAGTTTGAAAACAATAACTACCATCTCCAGATAAAGTGTAACCTGCTGGACAACAGTTGTTTACTACTGCTCTTATATTAAATGTCATTGACTTAGGAGCACATGCTACACCATTGGTTGTTAACCTAACATTGTATAATACATTGTCATTAACCACCAAAGGATAACTATTGGTTGGAGTAGGATTCATAGGAGAAGTTGGCTGAATCCAGGTAGTTGTTCCGTCTACTCTATATTCAACTAACGTGCTCAAAGATCCTGGTACAAATGGCCATGTTATAGTTGCTGTACTGGTTGGCATTACGGAGTAGTTGTAGTTGTTGTCGTAGTACTTGTCGTACCAGTGCTATAGGTTACTGTTACATTAGTTGGTGCAGAACATGGTGATGGACAAGCTGCTACTACTGAACAGAATAATGCTTGCAAAGTAGGATTAGTACTTACTGCATTAAGAAGGTCGGTAAATAACTGTACAAGATCTACACCAGTCTGGAATCTAACTAAATGGTTAGGATTTGTTGTATCTAAGGTAGGAGTTATTACTATACCAGATACGGCAGTTCCTGATGCTACTTTATTGATTAAGTAATCAGCTGTACTATCTCCAGAATCAGATAGAACCTTGTGATCTCCTGTACCAGCCCCTCCAGAGGAGTTAACTATCATCTGTCCTGGAGTGGTTATGAAGTCCAGGGTTATATTAGTACCAGCAGTAACTTTTGCTTGTAAAGTACCAGGAGATGTATCACTGACTGTAGCTGCAACAAATCTATCTTGTGTTGATGGAGTAGCCAGTGCTATATTCTTTCCTAGACATAAGTTAGCATTATTCACATTTGTAACAATAAAGTCATTACTCCAGGTTGTTGGTATCTCCTGACTCAATACTGCTACTTGTGTTAATATATTCTGTAATCCATCTTGTAGATTCTGAGCACCTGATGGTTGACTAACACAACCCCAGCTTAATAGAGTAGTATCTATAGTACCAGTCTGACATAGCCTGGTTCTAATTAAACCAATAGTAGTAACCAGACTATCACTAGCTCCTCCTCCTGTTAAGCAAATTCCAGTATTATTGAAAGTAGGTAGGACTGCTGCTGAAGCAACTTGAGATTTAAGTAAGCATATTTGCCCTATCAAGGCATTAAATCCATCAGAGATAGTAACTGGAGTAGGTGATACTGCATAACATTGCGACCAGTTAACTCCTCCCATGGCAACATTGTTGCTGAGATTGGTAAGTACTGTACAATATTTAGTAAGTATCGTGGCTACGTTATCTGCTGTTGTAACTCCTGCTATTGTGCAAGCTATTATAGGAAGGTTTACTGCACTAATAGCTGCTGTAACACTTGCTTGATAAGCAGGGAAAGTAGTACCTGTGAATGTTACAAAAGTATCATTTAAGGTACAGACAAAATCAGATATACTTTCTACAAATTCTTTCTGAGTGCTGATTGGAGCTAAGCAGAAAGTGTTGTAGCTAGAATAATCTCCAGATGCCTGGCACAGAAGAGGGTCTATCTTCTGTAACATTATATCCAAAGCATCATTAGTGAGAATACCTGAACACTGTAAATTTGGCCCAGTATATATAACACAGCTAGCATTTATAGCACAGCTCGGCTGACTCACACAATTTGAGGGGCTGAAACCAGTTATACTAGCTGTTGTTTGGATGCAATTCGTGCAAGGCATTTAAATGAATTTATGGTATATACATGATATAGTAACAAGCTACAGAAGGCTGTATAGTAATATGAGGCTGATCTCCACCAGTCTGCCCTATAGTTATTCCAATAGTAGCATTTTGAACTTTGTTTGTGAAAGTAGAGGTTCCTTTTGCAAGATCGGCTCCATTATCAACTACATACACAGGACTTGTGTCATGACCAGATTTTGCTATTCCAGTGGCAATTATTGGGTGAACGTGGCCAGGATCAGTATATGTGTGATTGTGAGCGGGCATCTCAGCCACAGTAAGAGTATGAAAGTTCTCTCCTGCTTTGTCATTCAGTCCCCAATTAGGATTGTTTGGATCTATTGTGGGATCTACAGCTGGGTCAAGAGAACCTCCTGGTACATTTCTTATAGCTCCTACAGGAACTCTCCCTCTAAGATCTGGAGTTCCATTCTGGCCATTGCAGAGGTATACTTTTAAGAAGCCAAGTGAAGCCAAACCTATCCCTGATGAGTCAAAATTACTGAGGGGTCCGAAGTATGGAATAGCAGTAAATGGTACCATTCTGCTATTGAAATTGTTTCCTCCTACTATGCTATTAACAATTGGAGTAACAAGACTTGTTAAGTCTGCTAGTCTAACATATGTAGTTGGAAAACTAGCTACAGTAGTGTTTATGCTACATAGCAGTGTAATAATAGCCTGAATGATCTCAGATGTAGTTGGTGTAGTAGTAAGTCCGGTTAGGCATGCAGTATCTATTACTGCTCCATTCTGATTAGAAGAGATCTGAGCATTGATAACCTGTATCATGCTATATAGACTACATTCCCCATTGATTAGAACCTGCAAAACATTTGTCAAGTTCAATGGTAATATACCAAACATCTGCTGTAGCCATGTGCATCCTGTAATAGTTACAGCAGGTAATATCCCCGTACCATTACTATTAGCAGCAACATTAGCTATCAGTGCGGCCTCAAGGACAGGCAACTGATCTCCAGTACACACATTAAATGGAGCACCAAGAGCAGGTCCTGTGTACTGAACACACTGGTCAGATATTATTTCTGGGCAATTCTGTAAACAATCTTTGCAAGCCATTCTTATGTTGTTGTGGTGGTAGTAGTTGATGAAGTTGTAGTAGTAGTATGAGTAGTAGTAGTTGTAGTTGTTGAAGTTGTCTTAGGTTGTATTACAGCAACTACTGTATACATATGTCCTGCTATAACTGTGAATGGATGACTAATGAAATCAGCAAAGTCCCCAGTAGAACAAGATATAGAAGGTGGATTTCCGCTAGTAACATCTGTAGTAGTAATACATATAGTAGCAGGAACATTGGTTGTTAAATTAACTGACATTGCATCCCCACCAGACATAAACAGTATTCCATTACTTGTAACACTCTGGTTTACAATTGTTGTTCCATTTCTAACAATATTCAAAGTACCAGATAATCCAGATGTTATATTAAGAGACCATGTAGATGGACTTTGTGTAGTTGTGGTTGTAGTACTACTACTTGTAGTAGTGGTGGTAGTACTAGTTGTTGTGCTTGTACTTGTAGTAGTACTAGTGGTACTTGTTGTACTAGTAGATGTTGTAGTCGTTGTAGTTGTAGTAGTGTAAGTAGGCAGAGTAGGTCTCTTCACAATTGGAGTGATACTATTTGCTACCTGTCTTGCTCTTGATACTATCTGCTGTAAACTAAATCTTGGACAATAAGTAGCTTGACTCCACTTTAGCGTTTCAAGAATCTGTCTATAGTATATAAGTCTTTTGATCTGTACTATGGGTACAGGTTTCTGGCTCATATAGCTTATGTTCTGCCAGCCATCTTTTCCATATTGTGCTATACTCCCTTCAAGTCTGCATATAGCATCCTCCAGAGAATCACAATCAGAACAGTCTTTTAGAAGAAAGCTAAGCATCTTTTGGCGAATTTGAGGGTACCTTGCTGCACTTTCTGCCAGCAAGTGTGACAGTATCCATTTATCATTTGGCAGGCTTGTAATTGGTTGTTACATTCTGGATTCCTGCATTTTATTACATTGCATCCCATGTTATCAGTTTTAGCACCACAGTGTGTTGGTTGTACCTCTGCATCTCCCCCTCATGAAATTATTCAACATTGTATCAGCAGTTCTATACAAGTTCATAGCTAGTATAGTATTGCACTGATTAGCAGCAGCTATAGCAGCCTGTAGGAAGAAAGAGATTTCATCTATTACTCTCATGTTCTCCCTTTGTGAGTCTATATTACATTGAGTCAAATCTACCTTAAGAAAAGCTTCTCCTAGCTTCTGTTGAATAATTTCTGTTCTTATAAAGCTCCTCTCTACATTCCACTCTATGGGAGGGGAGATAGATAATTTTACTTTCCAGATACCATCTGGGAGGCGGGATAACATAGATACATCAGATACACATGTTATTCCAAGAGTGTTACTATTGAAAGTAGTTATGGTATTCGGAGAATAGTTTATCGTAGTTTGATTGAATCCAGGAGGGAATACTTCTATAGTAGGATTCACTATATTAAAACTAGTAGGATAGAAAGAAGTATCCGCAACCGCTAATGTCAAAGGGTTGTGAGTATCAATTACTGTGAAGTCTAGTATAGGAGATGTTTGCGGATATGCCATTTTAGTATCTTAAGTATCCTTTTATTGTTGTTCTTACTCTCTTCCTTCTACACACCTCAAATCCCTCTCTACTTCCTGTATCATTAGTATTACCTTCTATAGTATAAATAAATGTGTCATCTACCATAGTAACTATACCAGTATGCCCATGACCCTGCCCAAAATCCATTATGAATATATCTCCTATCAAGGGTGAAGTCTGATGATGTGAGGCAGCATTGCTCCAGGCATTTAACACTCCTCCTGTCTTTACTAGTGGAGTAGGTATTCCTATTGATCTAGCAGCCTGATCAAATACCCAATACACAAATGCCATACACCAGCTAGCAGGAAAATCTATATCAACACTAGCCAAGTATCCTTTTATGATTGGTCCCCAGTTGGAGCCTATTGGACTCTCTTCCTTCCCTATTTGTGTTATGGCTATATGGACAGCCTCATCTGATAATTGTGACATGGTTTTGAAATTAAAAAAGGGGACAGGAAAGTGCTTTCCAATCCCCTTTAGGTTAAGTTATCTCTGATATTACGGGATCAGAGTAGATGTACTAGTAGTAGATGTACTAGTAGTTGAAGTTGTAGTTGTAGTCGTTGGGTTAGTTCCACTGTAGTCAGTCGGAGCACCAAGATAAGCAGTCATCAGTGTTTCAAAAGTAGTACCAGTTCCAGTTGGGAAAGCAACTATTACAGTTGAATCCTGAGGTACTCCTGGATTCCAAGTATTAAGATACTCATCTACTGGGTAGTACTTGATATAGTACGTATCATAGTAGGTACCTGGAGTTACATAGCTTGTGAAAGCTTGGTTCCAAGAATTGTACTTAAATGTAGACTTGAAATAGTTAGTCTGATAGCTGTAGAGGTTCTTCTCCAGTTGAGCAATTTCAGCGGAAGATCCAGTACCAAATCCTGATCTCTGAACAACTGTGGAAGTTGCTATGATATTACAAGCATCACTTACAATGAAGTCTTGAGTAGTAACAGGACCTTGTATAACGAAGGCTCTGAACCAAAGTCTATCATATTCCCAAGGATATGCCTCGAAATCACAAGGATTTCCATAGACAGTCAGAGGTTTCTCTGTTATAATCAGTTGAGGGCTTCCACCTGTAGCAGAAGATCCAAATCTACTGAAGCTCAGGAAGTTAGCTAAGATTGGGTAGTTAGTGAAACCTGCTGAATCCGGTGAAGAGGTAGGTCCATTTGTTAGACTATTCAATTGATTAACTGCTGTATCAATAAAAGTATCCAGAGCAGCTCCAGTTACAGAAGCACAAGGATTAGCTCCACAGCTGCAACAAGGTGCCTGAACCACTGTAGACAGTGTAAGACCATTGAAGAAGCCTGTATCTATGTAGCTAGAGTGTAGAACAAAAGTGAAAGTGATTTGTTCACCACACTGAATGTTCCAGTTAGCAATTGATTGTACCTGTGTTGGGATGTTGGATATAGCTGTTACCTTATACCAATCTATGATCTTGTTTGAAGATATCTTATCCGAACGCTTACTACCAAGTCCAGGAACTTGTTCTATTCTCCCCTCAGCAATATACACATATGGCTGGGAAACAATAGTACCAGTAGTTGCTATAGCATAGGCAGGAGTGAATACACCTAATTGCCCACCAGTCAGGTCCTGGGTAGAACCAGTGGATGCTAATGTTCCAGAACTGGCAACGAATAATGTTGTTAATGAAAAATCCATTTGTATTGCAGATTTTGAGTGTTATGAAGGGGAATTATTCGGATTCTTTTATCCTCTCCTGGGTAAACTGAACGGCAGGTACATTTTCTGTATCCATTGCCAATTCTTGTATTGTTAGATTCAGTAATTCGTCTTCTAAGTAGTGATGGAGTTCTGAGTTTACCTTTGATGAAGGTGTTCCATCAAAGTGTATGTAGCCCGGATAATCCATTTCTTGTGGGTATCTGATGTAAGATATATAAGCTTTTGTTGGTGTGAAGGTCCCATCTGTGTATACTTGTAATCCATAGTTGGATACTGTACAGAAGGTTTCTTCGTATTCAAAAGAAGGCTTGTAGCTAGAATTAACAAGTAAGGTTAGTACATCAGCATGTTTGGCTAGCCCTCTGTTAACATATATAATTTTATCTTTACATGAACCTTTATCAGCTGTGATATAAGAATCAATATAGAACATGTACTTCGGATCAAGAGCTGTAAGATCTGGTGTTATAGACCACTCATTTATTCTAGGGTCAGTAATTTCCAAGTCTACTGGGTGATCAGCTGCATTCTCTATCAGAGTTTCTAAGTCCTCATATCTCTTCTTGAAAGCATCTAGTCCAAGTCCTAATGGATTGTTTGGGTCCATCTTTACCTTGACCAGTTTTATCTGGGCTTCATTGAGAGCAAGAATCTTGTTTTCCAGAGGTATAACCTGATGTTCGAGAGCTGCTACTTTATTTAGCTTCAGATCAATTTTGTATAGTAAGCTCTCTATAGGGATCATACTTCAGCCAACTTTTTAAAATTCAGTTTCTTTTCTAGCTCAAGGAGATCCTCCTGATTCTTATCATCCATGTAGAAATCAATCATATCTTCTCTGCTCTTGAAAACTTCCAACTCACCTTCATATACTCTTCCTCCTCTCTTCTCCTTATATACTTGGTGTGAGAAGGCTTGTCCTACAAGATCTTTTACGTATAATAGATCATCTTTTATATCAGCGTATGAAGCAAATACTTTAATTGGATCTCTTCCTTTATGTACTCCAGCACCGACTTGCCCTTGCTTAAGGAAGGTATCTACCATATTATAGACAACTTCTTCTTTAGTGTCCTCACTCACGGGTAGATCAAGTAATCTAGCGACTTTCTTTCTTTTCTCCAAAGACCAACTATCAAACTTGATAATTGCATCATTTGCTGTCTTCTTCTTGCGATATTGAATCTCATTCTCAACATCTTCATCATTCACATAAAACTGAGTATCAGAAGGAAATTCTCCTCTTTCCCAAGCCTTTATAGATGTTGCTATAGTTGGATGTGCAGATAGCCAATAGAAAGTGATAGCCTGCCAAACATCATTCATATCAAAAAGGTTGTCTCCATCCTGAAGCTTAACGCCCTCAACATGGTGAGTACCTTTAGAGATATAGTTATAGTAGTCAGAAGTAGATGATAGATCTATACCCGTCTTTTCCTCCAGGTTCTTTCTGATTTCTCTTATCCTCTTCTGCTCAAAGTCTCTATCTCTCTGATCAGTGATTTTTAATATAGAAGCAGCATTCTCATCAAGACCTGTTCTATACTTACCATTGAGTTCCTTATAAGGGAACTTCATCATTACAGTTCCTGGCATTCTACTATATCCTTTGTCTCTTAGAGACTTTTCCATTGTAGGAAATGCTTCACTATAATCCTTTGGAATCACTGAAATCTTACCAATCTTACCCATATGTAGTTATTTTACTTTCTGGCTTTTTTGCTCCTCTCCTTGGTCACGAACCAAAGTAGTCTTTCACTAAGAGAGGAGAACGAGTTGCAGGAGAACCCACGAGGTGGGAATAGGTAGGCTCTCCTGCGGTAGGTAGTTCTTATTAGAACTGAGGTACTTCTTCAATTACTACGCAACGAGATAAGTCTTCTATAAAGACATCGTATCTGTCATCCATGAAGATGGTATAACCATCAAACATGTTAGCTGCTGAGTGACCTTGAGAACGGGCAAAACCTAAATGGCTTCTACGTCCATCAACATAACCCCAAGTCATTGAAGGTCTTCCCTTCATTCTAACTTCACGAATATTATTTCTCAGAGATCCATCTCCTTCTGGTGATACGTCGAACACTAGGAACAGAGGAGTAGATTTCTTATTTTGACCGAATTCTAGGTTACTTTGTGGAAGATCCAGTTCTTTTAAGTGAACCAGTTCTATTCTACCAGTTTCTCTAGTAACCATAGCAGAGAAAGCATAGTTCAGTGTAAGCTTCTGCTCAGCACCTTGGATAAACCTTGTATCTGCAATGATTGTTAAACCAGAGTTCAGTGCATCATCCTTCAGAGCTTGGTCGAATACATCGAATCCTGCTTCATTAGTGTAGATCTTAACTCTTCTGTTTGCCACATCTACTCTACGATAGAACAGATCACCAAACACTGCACGGAAGATGTTCACGGAGAACTGACCTCTGTTATATTGTACAAGGTTACCATTGTTTCTCATACGGTAGTATACACCGGCTGATACTTTCTTAACCTCTTGTTTAGAACCTCTTGTCTTAACAACACCTGGTTTTCCCCATACCATCTTCTGGACCTTGATATCAAGCATTGCTTTTCTCATCCAGAACTCAATGAATGGTTCCCAACGGATATCATGTTTAGTTACTGGTTTCTCATTACGCTTTCCATTAATGTACACCATCAAATCAAGAGGCATACCATTAGAATTACGTAACATTCTGTCATCAGCCCAACCAGTGATACTGTGCTTATAACCTACAGCAGATCCCAGTGATTCATACATGGTGATCTTTTCTGCCATTCTTGGTAAACCAGGAAGGTCTTCATCAAACTCACCAATTGAAATACTCACTAATGAATATTCAATTCCGGGTTGTAGGTAGGTAACATCTACGAACTCCACCTTTGGATTGTTAGATACTAGTGTACAAGTATATAAGAATCCGTCGTTGTAAGGCTGAGGATCTTTAATTACTGCAAACTGAGGTCCATAGATCTTGTGTGGAGTGATTATACAGTTCTGATAGAACTCAGCACTGTCTAATACTATTGTAAATTCCTGACCATCAATACCTGGCGTAGTTAGATTCAGAGTGGTTGTAGGAATTTCTATAGTTTTGGGGAACTTATAAGGAACCTCAATATCCCATTTCCAAGCATCAGAGTTGGTATCAATGTAAAATGGTGTGGACTTATTGATCATGTCCAGGAAGTCATTAGCATATAAGCTAGACTGTGTATAAATGGATATGATCTTCTTGTCATAGTCAGCCGGGTCAGTCGTGTGGAAACTCTCCAAGTGGTTAGTATCAGTTAACTTACCAATGGCACGTTTATCCATTGAGGCAACCCTGGCATAGCTAAAACCAGTAAAACCGGGTATCGTTTGTAAAGCCATTTTACTTTAGTGTTTGTGTTATGATTATTGGAACCAGGATGTTGCTTGTCCTTCCTGGACTTCTTCTTGTTCTTTTGAATTGTTCTTTACTCCACCAGTCTTCCTTGCAGTCTTCTCTAAGCCTTGGAAGAGTTTGTTACTCTCTTTGCTTACAGCTCTTTTTGCAAGTTTACTTAGTTGAGGATCAGTCTTTGCCATCTGTAGGAGGATGGCCATCTTCACTTTGAGTGAGTGATTTTCTGGCCTTGCTAGATCAAGGATGTCCTTGTCGAATTCTGTTAGCAGTTGTCTATCTGCTGTTTGGTATTTCTCCTGTGTTATGTAAGCAAATGTTTCATCTGCTAGTTTCTTATCTACAGGAATTCCATCGAATTCTTTGTTCTTAAGCTTATCTTGGAGGATTCTATGTACGCTAGATAAATAGTTGTTGCGGATTTCCTGCTTCTTTAGTATTTCTTGTTGCTTTGTTTGAGCAGCAGTATCGATTGCTTTCTGTTCTCTCTCTACCAGAATCCTTTGAGCTTCTGTAGCTTCATCTGGTAGATCACTATAGTTCTTAAGTTGTGTTATTCTTTTCTCTATATATTCAGCAGAGCGTCCTTCTGATCTATATAGTTCCCTAACTATTCTTTCTTGATTACCTTCATCTTTCAGATCAAGGTCTTTGATGCCTTCAATCTTTGAGAATCTGCTTAGATATTCTGATGGCGGAACTCCTCTGACAAAGACATTCTCAAACATTTCCTTGTAGTCATCTCCAAATCTGTCCAGGAACTTGTCAATTATATCAGCAGCTTGTCTTCTGCTCTCTACTTGAAATCTCTGTAGGAATTCTTCAGGAGTACTAACTTCAGGTTCGATTGGGTTTCCTTCTTCGTCTTCATCCTGACTGAATAGACCTTGAGTAATTAGTTCCTTTGTTATAGAAGTAAAAATGTTAGCTTCTTCTTCATTCTCGTTAGAAGTCTGCTGACCATCTACTTTCTTTTCTTCCTCGCTTCCTTCATCATCTGTTTCATTCACTTTACCTTCAAGAGCAGAGTAGATATCTTCTTCTTTTACTTCCTTCTTTGGAACAATAACTTCCTTTACCTCAGGCTTTTCCTTAGCATCAGTTTTGGTTTCATCTTTCTTCTCAACCTTTGGAAGTGTTTCTTTCTTTACAGGCATTACATCTTCAGGACTTGTGCCTAAGAAATTCTCGCCAGCCTCAATCAGATCTTCTGTACTGACACTTCCAAAGTTCCCTACGTTAAAGGAAAAATCTTGTCTTTCATCCGCCATGTAGTTGGGTTTTAACAGATTGTAAAGGTATGGTACTTTATCATAACTACAAAGAGATTATATGTAAGACACTGTAATTCAGTGCTTAATATAGCATTACTATCTCTTTCTTGTTTAACTTGTTACTTCTTCTTTTTAGCTGCTGCCTTTTTCTTAGCTGCATCCATCTTTTTCATTGCCATCTGAGCCTTGGTTCTTTCTCTCTCTACTTGTAACTTTTCTCTTGCTAACTGATTACCTTCGAGATTATTCCTTGCTTCTTCTTGTTGAGATTGCATTTTTAATAGATGTTCTCTATCTGCATTCTCACTATCCTGGGCAAAGTTCGCATTATCATCTCCTCCATCTTTATTGCTCATAGACATACGAGTAGTTATCTGCTTAGATCTCTCAGCATTAGCAGCAATTCTTTC